GTACGCCAATGCAAAGTGCATCCGCTTCTCCTGTTCTTCTGCTCCGAGCATGTTTGGCGAGATTGAAATCTGCGGAAACACGATCCAAAGTCATGACACAAGCAACCATCTGATTTACATGTCCGGTTATGCAAGCGAACCGATCAGCGATGTAAGCATCACAGGGAACCATCTCAGCAATTCACAGGATAGTGCGATTTATCTTTCCAACTGTCAGAATGTTGCGATCACCGGGAATAACTATGCGTCAATTATGCACTATGTGTACGATCTGTATGGTGCTTGCACGAACATCCTGATCTGTGGAGAAACGGCAAGGAACATTAACACAGAAACCGTTGCCGATGGTGGCAAGATTCACGCAGATTCAAGCGCAACGCTGACCAATGTGCGGTGTAAGAATGTGATATGTACACCGCATGACGATGTGGACATCGAAACTTCTAACGTGACGAACGTTGATGTGGAAGATGAAGCATCTGCGAATGGGGTGAGCTTCTGATGTCGAACTACATTGCATCAAGTACCGATCTGACTTCCGTTGCCAATGCGATCAGAACGGCAGGAGGAACAAGCGCACAACTTGAATTTCCTTCCGGTTTTGTTACTGCAATCGGTAATATTTCCGGTGGGGGTGGCGGAGGTGGTTTGACCAATATTGTAACCGGGACATTTGAGCCAACTGTTGCGGAAGAAGGAACAGTAAAGACAATATCTACAGGGTATACCGGGAGCGGATACCCTATTGCTGCGTTTGTGTTCCCGTCCGTTGGTGCTTATAAAAGCGGATCAGACATATATACGACTGTCCACATGAGGGGCGTTGTAATGCTTGCACTTGCCAAAGCAGACATGAGTACATCTCCGCTTTTTGATACGCAAAACATTGAACGGAACTGGGCTTCAGCCGTAGCGGAATATAAGGATAGTTCATCGGACGCATCGGTGCTTTCAGCCGCATATGGGAAAACACTTCCGGCAATGACTTCCTATAATGCGAACGGTGATTATGCCGTGCAAGCATTGAGATTCACCGGAAAGACAAACATGACGGTGTATATCTCAGACGCAAGTAAATACGGTTTTATTTCCGGGATCGAGTACACTTATTATGTGATTTACTCAGAATAACCACTTCGCAAAAGAAACCGATAACGAATTTATACTGACTAACTACTACACCTAGATCCTGTGGCAAATCGCACCACAGGATCTTCTATATTGACGAAACTCTAATTAGATTATACACTTATGACAAGTCCTGCACTTACTTTATTGCGAACCGCTTATGCGGAGAAAGGGGAATACTATGAGTTACGATTCTATGAGAACAGAACTGATCAGCAAAATGACAGAAAAGTATCCGGTTGATTTGATCAACGATATTCTAACTTCTTTAGATATCGTTGCTGCCGGATATGAGATCGAGCGGAAAGAGATGGGTCTTTCCATTATTGGAGATTCTCCGGAAATCGTTAAGATTTATGTCGCATCAAAAGCAGTTGAACATCTAAGCATGGGCACATTGAAACTGTACAAACTTCGCCTGGATAACTTCTTCAAGACCGTAAGGAAAAGTTTTGCCGACATTACAACCAACGATGTAAGAGTTTATTTGTTCAACTACAAAGCACAGAGGAACATAAGCGACCATACATTGGAATCTATGCGGATGTGTTTCAATTCTTTCTTCCAATGGCTCGTTGAGGAAGAATACATCACAAGGAATCCGGTCCGTAAGATCTCGACTATTAAATTCCAACCGTCTGAGCGACATGCGATGAGTCCGCTTGAATTGGAGAAATTGAGGTCTCTTTGCAAGAGCAAAAGAGAAAAGGCAATTGTTGATTTCCTCTATTCTACCGGATGCCGTGTTTCTGAACTGTGCCATGCCAAGAAGAACGATGTGAACTGGGCAGATCGAACGTTCCATGTTGTGTGTGGCAAAGGTGGCAAAAGCAGGACAACGTATCTGAATGCGGAATGCATTATATCTCTGAAAGAATATCTGGCATCCAGGAATGACGATGATGATCATCTATTCACCACTGAGCGAAGACCTTTCAATGGATTTGGCAATAAGGCAGTGGAGAATCTGTTGAACGATATCGTCAGCAGGTCACCGGATAGTTTTGTTACGCACATTACTCCGCATGTTTTCCGGCACACATCCGCTACCATTGCACTTAGGAACGGTATGCCGATTGAACAGGTTCAACGTTTCTTGGGGCATAGCAAGGTGGCAACCACTCTTATCTACGCAGCTACGGATGATTCTATGGTTAAATCAAGTCATCAGAGATGCGTTAGTTAATAATTTGTGTGTTGCTAATTGTATTAGATTTGTGGTACATTATAGTCGAAGATTATTAGATAGAGAGGAGAGGTAACATGGTTATGTCAAACAAGGTTTATGATGTTCTGAAGTACATTGCGCTGATCATTCTCCCTGCCCTGGGTGCGTTGTACTTCGGTCTTGCCAAGATCTGGGGTTTCCCATATGCTACCGAGATTGTCGGCACGATCTCCGTTGTTGATACTTTCCTGGGTGCGATTCTGAAGATCAGCACTGACAATTACAACTCAGCGAATGAGTTGGATCCACCTATAGATGGCGAATGACACAACCCAAAAACAACCCAAAGCGGTTGAACCATTCGCCAAAGTCATTGCGAGAGTAAGAACACAGACGATCTGATGTTTGACTACGAATCAAAAGGTCGTGGGTTCGAATCCCGCCGGGCTCACTTCCCTCAAACCCAATGAAATCAAAGGGTTTGGGGGATTTTTTATACCCTTCCGTAGTGCAGTTTAAGGTAGTCTAGTGCAGTAAAATGCCATCCAAAACAACCCAAAAACAACCCGGAAACAACCCAAAAAAATTAAGAGTCCATGAGGGCAATGGCTTTTTGCTCACGTTCCTCAGAGGTATGGTCATAAATCTGGAGGAGCATTCGCTCAGATGAGTGCCCCAACCAATCCATCATCGTATGGATGTCGATATTTTTGTCTCGACCTGCGGTGGCAAAAGTGTGACGTAGGTCATGAGGACGGAAATTAACATCAACCCATCCGGTCAACCTGTATTCCTCTGCTTTTGCCGGGTCTTCCTTCTTCAGCATGAGATATTTCGCATATTCTTTCGGATGAGAATCCTTCCATTCCTTTGTCAAGTGATACCATCTTTTGTGCCCACCGTTTAGATGGGCAGACAGATCGGTAAGATATCCTTCCCAGGCACGTTGAAAAGCAGTTTCAGAACAGATATTCCCCTGGGCATCTGTTATGGCATATTCACCCATATTCTCAAAAAACGGCTTTAAAGGGGCAAATAAGGGCACTTGCCTTTCGGATGACTCATTCTTCGTCTTGCCAACTACAGGTCGGTTATCGATGAATTTTACCGCACTATGCACATGGATCCTGTTATCATAAATATCTGATTTCTTCAGAGCAAGTACTTCACCTCTACGAAGTCCTGCTTTGAGCATGAACATCGCAGCTGCCTGGACCCGGTGTGGAACTGTCTCAATTAATTGGATCTCTTCCGCTGACAAACAACGGTGAGTGCCCTTTGTGCCTTTATGCGGTTTGGCTGAGTCTGCCATGACAGGATTCGTCCGGCAGTATCCGTTGTCGATGGCATACCGGAAGAATGACTTATACAGGAATTTCGCCTTGTTGATATAGGATTGGCTCAAACCATTGAACTGTAACCAGACCTTCTTAATGTCCGCAGGTGTAACGGCAGCTACAAGTTTATTACCGATCAGATCCGTCATCTTCTCCATTGTCCCGGCATACTGATTGTATGTGGTACTGCTCACCGCAGGATGGGCAATCGGCATCCACTGCTCTGCCAGGTCGATGACAGTGATCATTTCCAGACGGTCGATACCATGCTCCACCTCATATTTGTAAGCATTTCTTTTCGCCCGTGCTTCTTCAGATGTTTTTCCGGAAAACCTCTTTCCCTTGTAATATGCACGGCATCTGCCGTCAGATTGTACTTTAAGTTTTGCCACTCTTCTTCACTCTCCGTGGATATAGTACTCGCAGTTCTTCTGCCCGTTCCAGTAACTTATCCTGTCCGGCAGGAGACATGGACCGGAATGCCATCAGCAACCTGTCTTCCAGAGATTCAGCCGGATGATGCAGTTCCGTCAGTGCGGATTGCCTTATGCCGAAGAACTTGCACAGTTTTTCCATCGCATCAGCACGGGGATATCCTCTGCCCGTTACCCATGCAGATACCGTCTTATATGAAACCTCTGCGTATTTTGCAATGTCTGTTTGCTTTACCCTGGATGTTTCTATCAGTTCTGTCAGATTCTTCTGGAATATTTCTCGATCTGTCATTCTACATAACCTCCCATAAAATTGCCAAAGTCAGCGGTTGCGGATCCATCTCCAGGCAAGACGGTCTGGTAGAACTCAAAGAAATTAAGTATGAACGGTGTGAACTGATTCCGCACAAACCTGTTTAAAGTGGCAGGAACATCCGTACTTGGTAGTCTTCTCATGGCAGTAAGTGTCTGGTCAAATACGCCCGTGATATTCGCTAGTAAATCCTTTGTAACCCGTAAACATGATGCTTCAAGAGCATGAATTAGCGGACGGGGGCATAGCAGGTGATAAGCGAAGCACAGTGCTTCAGCATTGTTTTCGTCACTGAAACCTTTGTGACCCAGGACAATATGCCCCATCTCCCGTGCCAATGCTCTCTGGACCATATTTACCGGAAGAAAACTGTTATACGCAACGATATATCTGGTCATTCCACCCTCAGTACTGACGGATGAAACGGCATCAAGGTTTTTTCCAAATACCGGGACGAGTTCCCTATATCCCATTCCGGACGATTCACTTATATCCGCAAAAGAAACCACAACAACGTTGTCCATCTTTTCCAGAATTGGAAGTGGCGAGATCGGAGCGGTTGTTACGGTATATTTAATCAGCGTTTCCGTTGCTAATGTCGCAGCTCTTGTATAATCTATCATCCTATTTTATCCTCATTTTCCGCAAAGTATTCTCCGTACATTGCTTTCAGAACATTAACTGCTTTCTCCCGGTATTCCGGTGGCATCTTGTCCATTGCCATTGAAACAAACCGTGCTTCTTCTGTTTTTACTTCAATTGGGATTACTGTTACTTCTTTTTCCTTCGGCACATCAAAACCCATTAGCCAATCAATTCCAACATGATACATGTCTGCTATTGCAATTAGAATAGATTTCTTCGGAGATCTTATTCCCTTCCTCCATGAACTCAGTGCTTGTTTTGATACTCCGAGTTCAGTTGCAATAGCGGAATCACTTCTAGGGTCTGAACTAAATAGTTCATTTAGCCGTTCTTGGCTCGTTGCGATCTTCATTGGGGGTCCTCCTTTCCGATTGTATTATATCCGAAATTCGGACAGTACGCAACCATAATGTGGACAAAAAACAATAAAATACAAAAATAGTGTCCACAGGGTGTTGACAAATATGTTTTGTGGTAGTATAGTGTCAATGTCCACTAAATGTTGACCGTTAACCACATACTACCGTACCGATACTCTTGTGAAAGGAGGATTCTAATGCCGGAGAATAATCTTCGTGGAAGGATTATTTCCATGTATCATTCCGTCCAGAACTTCGCACGGACAATTGGTTGGAGCAATCGCAAGGCATATGACATTGTCAATGGAAGACAAGAAGCAACAGGCAAAGACATTGATGTCATGTGCAATGCTCTGAACGTGCAGATCCCGGATGAAATGAGAAATCTTTTTTTTAAGTAATAGTCCACAAAATGTTGACATGAAAGGAGTTCCTTATGGACCAGAAACAATACGAAGTCATGAGTTTGATCATGGCAAAGGGACGGAAGTTCCTGGACGAGATATACAAACTGATGTCCGAGTCCGGATTGATCGATGGCAAATATGATGTGATGTTTCACATCAAGAACTATGAAGAAATCGACATTGGGTGTGATTATCTCCTGTCGATTGAACTTGAGAAGTCTCTTCACTTTGATGAAGACCGGACCGAATATTGGAAACGGTTGGAACAGTGGAATAAAGACGGGAAAGGATGGGTGTTCTGGAATGACCCTCATGGAAAAAACGGACCTGTACCGGATGACGATGGTATCCCCCAGGGCACTGACCTCTGCGGAGCGGAAAGCGGAGTTTATCCGGCAGGAGAAGCATCGGAACAGAATGCTCCATCTGACAACGGTTCTCTGTGGTTCCACGATGATGGTGGTGATCCTCCTATGGTTTGCAGAGGTGATCTGAATGACAGTATGGCTGAATCCGACCCAGGTTGCTGAGAGGATCGGAGTCGCAAGGCGAACTGCCATGACGATGATGGCTGAGATGAATCCTGTGTATATCTCCGGGACCGTCCGGAAGAGGATAAGAGTGTCGGAGGAAAGTCTGGACAGATGGATGGTTGCACACTCCACCGGAAAGAGATGTCCGATTTCATCCACCAACACAGGATCCACCCGGAAACTGCCAAGGAGGAGGTGAGAAAAGTGGCAAAACCGTTGCTCGACATCGTCTGCATCACTGAACCGTATTGCGACTATCCGGTTGCCGTTCGTCTGACGATGGATGACGGGTCCGTCCAGACCTACACCCTTGAGAATAAGACGGACTACATGTTCCAGAAGGTTATGGATAGTGTCCGGTGCATGAATGTCGGATACCGTCCTCCGGTGCAAAAGAAAAGACGATACCGTTTCCGCTAAAAACGATACCGTCAAGAGAATAACTACATTATGAGTCTACCAGAATAGAAAGGAAAAATCAAATGGATATCTTGAAGCAGATCATGAATGACATCGACAAGTGGGCAGAACCCGTTCACATCGATGAGAATCCCAACAACAACCCCCTGGTGGATGCTTACAACGAAGGTGTCGATGCAATGGCGAACAAAGTGAAGTACTACCTGGAGATCATCATCACTGCAAATGGAGGTGATCAGTAATGGGTATTCCGGTCGGAATCTATGCGAAGTCCGGAGCAGGTAAGTCCTACTCCATGCATGACTTTGAACCCGGTGAGATCGCAATCTACAACGTGTCCGGCAAGCCGTTGCCGTTTCCGAAGAAACTGCCGATGGTGAAGACATCCGACATGAGGTGGATTGCCAACGATATCCGGAAGAACGCAATGAACTGCTATGTGATCGATGATGCCGGGTTGGCAATGACTTTCTTCCTCTTCGGCAAACTGAACGAAACCGGATACGGCAAGTTCACCGAAGTGGCGAAGCAGTTCTATGACCTGGTTCAGACGGTCATCCGGGATACATCCGATGACACCATCGTGTACTTCCTCATGCACAACGAACGCAGTGAGGACGGCAGTGAGATCAAGATGAAAACTGCCGGGAAGATGATCGACTCGCAGATTTCCCTTGAAGCACTGTTCACCATCGTCCTGTACGGCATTACGGACGGCAGACGGCATGTCTTCCAGACCCAGAGTGACGGTGTGACCACTGCCAAGTCTCCGGTCGGCATGTTCGATGAAGAGATCGACAACGATCTGAAAGCGGTTGATACCGCCATCCGGAAGTACTACGGACTCGCAGTTGCCGGGAAAAACCAGGCGAAGAAACCCACTGCCACTGTCGAGACAACCGACAAAGTGCCAGGGTGATCGGCATGGGTAAGTTCGATAAGGGAGTGGACAGTTACACGTTCGCTCAATGCACCGTT